TGCGATTGCGAAATTGGCGAATGTTGCGCGCGAGAATTTCGACAAACAAGAATAGTTTTAGCGAATAGAGTAAGCCCCGCTTCGGCGGGGTTTTTTCGTTTACGGAGCAGCAATGCGATACCGCAAACAGGACGCCGACGGCGACTACGTTTTCGGCGGGGCGGCGAACGACTTCCTCGTGAACAGCCCCGACGCGGTGGCGCAGGCCATGCTGACGCGGCTGCGCCTGCTGCAGGGCGAGTGGTTCCTCGACACGACGGTCGGCATGCCCTGGGCCACGCAGGTGCTCGGCAAGAACACGCAGGGCACAGCCGACGCGGCGATCAGGACTTGCATCCTCGGCACCACCGGCGTGACCGAGATCACCGCCTACAGCAGCTCGATCGACAGCAGCACGCGGAAGCTGAGCGTCACCGCGACGATCACCACCCTCTACGGCGTGACCACCATCACAACGACGTTATGACGATCACCACCACCGCGCCCACCATCACGTCGGCCGGGATCTCGGCGCCGACCTTTGCCGACATCCTCGATTTCCTGAAGACGCAGTACCAGACCATCTACGGCGCGGATTCGTACCTCGAGGACGACAGCCAGGACGGCCAGTTGCTCGCGGTGTTCGCGCGGGCGATCAGCGATGCGAACGCGATCGCGATCGGTATCTACAACGCCTTCAGTCCGGCCAAGGCGGTCGGCGCCGCGCTGTCGAGCAACGTGAAGATCAATGGCATCGCGCGCCAGGTCGCGTCGTATTCGACGGTCGACGTGCTGATCGTCGGCCAGGCCGGCACGACGATCACGAACGGCATCGTCAAGGACGTGAACCAGAACCAGTGGGCCTTGCCCGGCACGGTCACCATCCCGCCGGAAGGCGAGCTCACCGTCACGGCGGTGTGCACCACGATCGGCGCGATCGCCGCCGGCGCGGGCACGGTGACGACCATCGGCACGCCGACCCGCGGGTGGCAGTCCGTCACGAACGCCAGCGCGGCCGCCGAGGGCGCGCCGGTAGAGACCGACGCTGCGCTGCGCCAGCGGCAGACCGAATCGACCGCGCTGCCGTCCCTGACCGTGCTGGACGGCATCGTCGGCGCGATCGCGAACATCACGGGCGTGACGCGCTGCGTGCCGTATGAGAACGACACCGCCGAGACGGATGCGAACGGCATCCCGTCGCACTCGATCGCGCTGGTGGTCGAGGGCGGCGACGCGATCGAGATCGCCGACGCGATCGCGACCAAGAAAACGCCGGGCAGCGGCACCTACGGCACGACGACCGTCACGGTGCTGAACCGATACGGGATTCCGCAGCCGATCAATTTCTTTCGGCCAACCTACGAGACGATCACCTGCGCGCTGTCGATCCAGGCGCTGCCCGGCTACAGCTCGGCGGTCGGCGATGCCGTGGTGGCCGCGATCGTCGCCTACGTGAACGGCGTGGCGCTCGGCGGCGGGGCGGCGGCGTGTGTCGAGTGGGACGGCTGTATCGCGGCCGCGAAGAGCGTCACGGGCGCGACGACGTTCAAGATCCGCTCGCTCGTGCTGAGCGGCCTGGGCGGCGCCGGAACGCCGGATGTTCCGCTGCTGTTCAACCAGGCTGCCCAGATGGATAGCAGCAACGTCACCCTGGCGATCTCCTGATATGGCCGACGTCAACGATTATCTGTCGCTGATCACGTCGGAGCACCAGCCGCGGCCGAAGTTCATGGCCACGGTCGAGCTGCTCGCTGGCGCGATGGCGGATCTGCAGAGCGTGCTGCTGTCGCTGCCGGGCCTCTACGACCTGGACGTCGCTGTCGGCGACCAGCTCGACACGGTTGGCATATGGGTCGGGGTCTCGCGCAACGTGAAAACGCCGCTCACCGGCGTCTATTTCTCGCTGGACGATCCGCTGCTCGGGTTCGACCACGGCGTCTGGCAGGGTCCGTTCGATCCGACCACCGGTATCACGGTGCTGGACGACACGACCTTCCGAATGCTGATCCGCACGCGGATCCAGGCAAACCACTGGGACGGCACGCTCGACTCGTCGGCCGACATCATCAACAGCATCTTCGGGCAGCCGGTCGAGCAAACCGATTTCGTGGTGGTGCTGATCGACGGCACGCCGGTGGTGGTCGGCTCCGGTGCCGCGGCGGTGCCGCTCGCGACGGCGCCCCAGCTCGAGCCGACGCCGGGCGCGTCCTACGTGTTCATCCAGGACAACGGCGACATGTCGATCACGGTCGGCGTGGCCGGCCAGGTGCCGAACGCGCTGTTCCTCGCACTGCTCGCCGGCGGCTATATCCCGCTCAAGCCCGAGGGCGTGCGCGTCAACTACTACGTCGTGACCTCGCAGAGCGGATCACCCGTCTTCGGATTCGATATCAGCAATCAGTACATCGCCGGACTCGATTCCGGCGCGTGGGCGTGGCCGCTGTAGCGCCTGCGCATCGTCCTCTTCAAGGCCGCCTTCGGGCGGCCTTTTTCTTTGCCGGAGCATGAATGGCAGCCTCAAACGATTTTCTGGTGTTTGCCGGCGGGGCCGGCGCGAACGTGCTGAGCCAGGCGGACTATGCGCAGCTCGCCGCGATCTCGGTAGGGTTCCAATCGGGCGTCGCGCAGTCGGCGGCGCTCAACAAGGCCTGGCGCCAGTCCAGCATCATGGCCTCGGTGCTGGCGCAGTTCATCGTCGCGCAGACCGGCCAGTCGACCGTCGACGATGGGACGACGGCGACCCTTCTGGCGAACTTGCTGGCGGCCATCCAGGCCACCGCGCAGCAGATCGCACCGCGCGCGCAGACCTTTCTCGCGCTCGGCAACTTCACGACGCCCCCCGGCATCACCACGATCTACCGAACCGGTTGCGCCGGCGGCGGTGGCGGCGCGGGTTCGCCGAACATTCCAGCGAACAACATCGTCGCGGGCGGCGCCGGCGGCGCTGCTGGTCAGTTCTGGATCCGCAGCCCCATGGCGGTGACGCCGGGGCAGGTGATCCCGATCGTGATCGGGGCAGGCGGGGTAGCAGGCGCGGTCGGCGGCGCCGGCGGCAACGGGAGCAACACCTCCGTCGGCAGCGACGTGCTGGTGGCGGGCGCTGGTGGCCAGGTCGGCACCAGCGGCGCGCCGACTCAGGCATGGCCAGGGCAGCCGGGCGGGAACGGATTCCCGAATGGCGATTATGGCCAAGACACCTCGCAATACGGGCCCGGCGCCACCGGCGGCCGCGGCGCGGGCGGCCCGTTCGGCGCGAGCGGCGCGCCCGGGCGCGGTGCTATCGGCGGTGTCGCCAGCCTGCTGCCGCCCTCCGCGTCCTTCGGCTTCGGCGTGGGCGGCTCGGGGGCGGGAGGCTCGTATGGGCCGACGACGGTGTCCGGCACGACTGCCGGAACGGTTGGCGCTGCCGGCATGCCCGGTGTCATGCTCATTGAATGGTGATCACGATGGCTCGATACGCATATTTCGACGCGCAGGTGAAGGCGGTGCTGGGATGGATCGACACGGCAGCTTACAGCTACGCCGAAGACCCTCTGAAGACGTTCCCGGCTGCGCAACTGCTCCCCATCACGGACGAAGCCGACTGGCATGCCAATGACGGTCAGCGCTGGTTCGTCGTCGATGGTGCGCTGACCCTGACCGAACCGCCCCCGACCATCCCGAGCGCGTAGCGCGCGCCTCGTCCCAAGCACACTGGCCGCCCTTGGGCGGCTTTTTTGTTTCCTGAAGGAAAGCGACATGGCAGATCCTGTCGGCAAGCGTCTGGTTGGATTCGACAGCGCGGCGGCACCGAGTGGCACGGACGTCATCTACTCGGACCAGGGTACCGGCGAGGTCAAGATGACCCTCGACCAGGCCGCCGGGTATGCGCAGAAGCCGTTCGCGGCGACCGACGTCCCGACGACGCAAGGCGCGTCGATGGTCGGATTCCGTGGGCCCGAGGTAGGCGAGGTTCCGAAGACCGTCTACCTGAACCTCATCGAGACGGTGCGCGTGTCTCGCTGGGGCGCCGACCCGTCGCAGACGGCGGCGGCCAACCTCACCGCGCTGCAGAAAGCGCTCAACGCGAAGACGAAGGCGTGCCTTGTTTATCGCGATGGCGACTACCACGTGAATGGCGCGCTGCAGACCAATCCGGGCGCGATCATCTATCACGAAGGGGCCGGCCCGGGTGCGTCGCGCCTTGTGCAGGACAACTTCACGAGCGACCTGCTGACGTTCAACATGAACTTCGCGCAGGGCGGTGGCATCGACGGGCTGACCCTCACCAGCAACGTGGGCAGCGCCGGCGCGCAAGGTTCCAGTGGCGTGGCGTTACGCGTCACGAACGCGAACGACAGCTTCTTCGCGCGGAACTTCGAAATCCTGAGCTACGACCAGTGCATCGAGGTGAACGGCAGCTTCTATCCGGCGTTCCTGAACGGCCGGCTGCTGTATTTCGCGAAGTGTGGTGTGCACCTCACGGCATTCACTGGCGTTTCGACTTCCTCCAGCGCTGGCTCGCGGTGGCACGGCCTGAAGATCAGCAACTTCGGCTACACCGGCGCGGCGCCGGAGAACTCGATCGGCATGTGGCTGGAGCAAGGCTCCGGCGAGTATTTCGATCTGGTCGACATCACCCAGGTGGGGCGCGGCGTGGTCGCGCAGCCGCCGGCTGGCTCGTATGTTCGGTTCATGAAGTTCCGTTCGGTGCTGGCTGACACCTCGCTCTACGAGGGCTGGACGTTCGACGGATCGGCCGCGCCAGTGGTCGATATCCGCATGGTGGACTGCTACGCGGCGGGGTCCGGCGGCGGGATCTACCGGCCGCTCAATTCGACTCGCGGCGCGGGGCTGCTCACGCTGGGCGCGAACCTGGACGATCTGAACTGGGTCGGTGGCGAAATCCGCGACAACGACTGCGGCGGCTGGGACCACCAGGGCGGCTCGAACTGCCGTTTGACCGGCGGCGCATCCGTGACGCGCAACAGCCGGCGCGTGGTGCAGTCGTGGGAATCGAGTCCGCCAGCCAGTTACAACAACACCTACCCGGGCGTGCACGTTCACGCGGGCGTCTCGGACTGGGCGATCGTGGGGTGCGACATCGGCAACTTCTCGCTGGGCGTTTTCAACGTGCAGCAGGCCGAGGGCATCGTCATTGATGGCGGCGCGAGCCAGCGTTTCAGGATCGTCGGCAACAACCTAAGCAACCCCGGTACCGGGAAGCAGCCGATCGCCAACGGATCGTCGTCGACGAACTATGTCATCGACAACAACCTGCCGATTCAGACGCTTTCGACCAACGTCAAAACTGGTCAGCACGTCTCCTGCGCGACGGTCGGCACGGTTCCGGCCGGCTCGACGGTCTACATCGGATGCAACGGCCAGCAGGCGAATGAAGCCGATACCCAGGTCATGATGCATCGTCCGGGGCTCACCACGCAGATCATCATCCGCGCGATCGGCGGCGGCCCGGGCGGATCGGAGACGTTCACCTACACGCTCTACGCGAATGGTTTCACGACTGGCATGACCGGGCAGTTGACCGGCAGCCAGACGTTCCTGGTGCTCACCGCGAACGCGCAGCAGTTGAATGCCGGCGATGCCATTTCGATGAAGTTGGTCACATCGAGCAACGCAGCTGCTGTCCGGCACCAGATCGCAATCGCGGTCGACGGGTAACTACAAGAAACACACGCGAGCCGCCTTCGGGCGGCTTTTTCATTTCTCGGGGGATTGATGGCTGATACGCCAAGCAACGACTTTGTCGAGCGCCGCCTGCGCGCAGGAGATCAGCGGTTCAAACAGATCCAGGCTCGCATTGACGCGAGCGACGAGCAGGTGAGGGCGCACCTATCCGAGCAGGATAGAAAGATCGACGCGATCGCCGCGGCCGTCTGCAAGATCGAGACGAACACGCAGAGCATGGTGGACACGTGGGAAGGCGGCGCGCGGGTTGTGCGCACGATGTGCCGGCTCGCCGACGCGTGGCGCTTCATGGTCCGCCACGTCGCGCTGCCGGTGGTCGGCGTCGGGACCGTCGGGCTGATCGTTTTTCGCTACGTGCGACACGAGCCGATCCCGGACTGGGCCGCAGCAGTTGTGAAGGTGCTGATCGGATGAACAACATGACCCCTCAACTTCTCGCCAGCGCGCTGCAGATCCCGCTCACGCGCGCGACGCCCTGGGCCGAGCCACTGTCGGCCGCGATGGCGCTCTACGCCATCGACACGCCGGCGCGCCAGGCCGCCTTCCTGGCCCAGTGCGGCCATGAGTGCGGCCGCCTCCTATGGCTGCGCGAAATCTGGGGGCCGACGGCCGCGCAGCGCGCGTATGACCCGCCGGCCGCGAAGGCTGCCGAGCTCGGCAACACACAGCCGGGCGACGGTTTCCGGTACCGCGGCGGCGGCCTGCTGCAGATCACCGGCCGCTACAACTTCCGGGAGATGGGCCAGAAGATTGGCGCCGATCTTGAAGGCAATCCGGACCTGATCAAGCAGCCGGCCACGGCCGCACATGCGTCGGCGCAGTTCTGGGCCGACCGCGCGCTCAGCGCGTTCGCCGATGCCGGCGACTTCCTCGCGATCAGCCGCGCCATCAACCTCGGAAATCCGCGTTCGGCGGCCACGCCGAACGGAATGGCTGACCGGCTCGCTCTCTGGGCGTCCTGCAAGAAGGCGCTCGGCGCGCCCTGAACCGCCAGTTTGCGCGTTTGCGCAATTTCGCAAGCTTCCACTCCAGCCCGGCCGCGCGCCGGGCTTTTTCGTTTCTGGAACCACCATGACGACGAGATGCAGTCACGGTGCGCCGCTCGAGCGCGCCTGCGAGCAGTGCACGGCCGAGGGCCTGGCCGCGCTGCCGAAGATCGCCGGCGAGCACGCGGTGCGCGTGACCGACGTCGAGGTCGAGTACTACCCGGACCACGCGGCGCCACGCGCGGAATCGACGACCTTCCGGCACACGAAGCGGGAAGGGCACGCGGCCGGCCTGCGCTGCGCCGTCAGTGGCCAGCCGGCGCCGGAGTACCACCACCTGTTTTGCGAGTGGGCAGATGCCGACGCCGTCGACTGGGTGATCGTGAAAGCGATCGCCGTCGGCGAGATCACTGAGATCCCGGTGCTGGACCTGGTCACCGACCAGCCGACCGGCGAGACCTTCCCCGCCAAGCAGTCGCTGATCTGGTTGATCTGCAAGCTCGCCGAGCTGCGCGGCTTCGACTGGCACGCGTTCGACCCCGCCGATCCGTCCACCTTCGTCGACAGCATGGCGAACATGCTGCCGCTCGTCGCGAAATTCCACCGCTCGCCCACGCACGGCATCCACCGCCGCTCGTGGCCGACCTACGTCTTCCAGGCCCTGCCGCGCAAGGCGGGGTTCGTGTTCACCCCGGACGAGATCGTCCAGCTCAAGAAGGAGTAGGCCATGCCCATGAAGTCCAGCCTCGTGACCGGCGGCATCACCATCGGCGTCACGGATCTCGTCCCGACCGTCGATTGGGTGCTCGGCGGCTGCCGCGGCCCGGTGCCCGCCAGCCTGTCGTCGTTGATCGCCGGTTTGCTGGCCGCAGCGTTCCACGCCGGCGTGAACTGGTTCGCCGAGCGCGCAGAGTCGCGCAGCGCCGACGGCGCGTCGGGCGCCATCGGCGTTCCCAAGCCCGGCACGACGGTAACCGTGGTCGGTGCGGGTGTTGCCTCCGGTGGCGGTGGCGGCGTGATGCCGGCACCGACCACGCCGGCGGCGCCCGTGGCACCAGCGCCGACTGCAACGGTAGCCGTGACCTGAGCGGCGGCCGCCGGCCATTCCGATTTCCACCCGCCGCTCGAGCGGCATTCAACTCCCGAAGGTCCCCACCATGAAGAAGATCCTCGCCGCGCTCGCGGCTGCCGCCGCTGTGCTTTCGCTCGCCGCATGCGCCGGCGCAGGGACGGGCATCACGCCCGGCTCGACGACCACGGCGCCGTCGGCGTCGACCCTCCTCGCGAAGCTGAAAACTGCGATCGTCGACGGCTGCTCTATCGTGCAGCCGACGCTGGAGAGCGTGGCAGCTCTCGACGCCGCGGTCTCGGCCGCAGCGAATGCAAATGGCCTGTTCTGCACTGCCGCGTCGTCCATCACCATCACGTCGGCGCAGTCGCTCGTCGATACCGGCGTGCCCGCCGTGATCGCCGCGGTGAATGCCTCGACCTACATCCAGGCGGCGCAGAAGCCTGTCATCGTGGCGGCGATCAGCCTGTTCGGCCTGACCGTGAAAAACGCTATCGCGGCGTTCAACAGCGCGAGTGCGCCGGCGGTGGCCACCAGCGCGAGCACCGCGTCCGCTCCGGCGGCGGCCAGCCAGTGACGCCGCACGACTTCGCACTGCTGGCGCGCGATGCGTACACGGGAGCGCCCGACATCGGCGCGGCCGACAGCGCGTCGCGCGCGATCGTGCGGCAGACGGCGGCGGGCCTCGTCGTGGCGTTCCCGGGAACGGACAACGCGGCGAGCTGGCTCGCCGACCTCGACGTGCTGCCGGTCGACGTGGCCGGAATAGGTCTGGTGCATCGGGGTTTCTGGCGCGCCTGGTCGGTGATCGCGCCGGCCATCGTCGCGGCGATCGGCGCGCAGCCGGTCACGCTGGTGGGGCATTCGCTCGGAGCGGCGCTTGCGATCTGCGCGGCTGCCGCGCTGACGAGCGCGGGGCGGCCGCCGGTGGCGGTCTACGGCTTCGAGCCGCCACGCGTTGCCGCCGGCCCGCGCCTTGCGCTATTGCTCGCCGCCGTGCCGGTCTACCTCTGCAGGAACGGTAACGACCTGGTGCCCGACGTGCCGCCTGGTTGGCGCCACGCCGCGCCACTCGCGCATATTGGTACGGCGGCGCTGCCTTTCCCGAACATTGAGGACCACGCGATCGACCGCGTGATCGCAGCGCTAGCGCCGGCGACCCCGCAGGGCGGCTATGCTGCCGTCCAAACTGCCCCGCAATAGCTCAGCCGCGGCGCGCCCGTCGAACACGTTGCTTGATGGGCCTTCCTACGCCTTCACGAATGCTGAGCGTTCCCCACCCCGACTCGTTGTGCTCCTGCAGTCCGGCGTCACGCAGCTGACGCCTGAGCATGATGACTTCCAACACCATCCGGCGCACGCCGGCATCACCAGCCTCCCGCGGCGATACCCACCAGCTACGCAGCGCCTTCAGCGTCGGCGATTCGAACTCAGGTAGCGGCTGCTGCCGCTCCGGTCCGCCTCCCTTCCCCAGTGTCGTGGTGGGGTGCTCGAAGGATGTCGACTGGAGGTTGCGGTCGCGCCTAGTCTCCTCGAGGCGCATCGTTCCCTCCTTTCCATACCCGTGCCACCTCTCGGCCTCGAAGTCCGTCATCCAGAAGCAGGTGTCCCGGGGACCGTAGAATTGGTCTACATAGAGCCATCGGTACTCCCAAACTGGATCCATTTTT